TGTATCTACTGGTAGTTCTTCTTGGTTCGCTTTTCTTAACTTCTAAACCTAGGTATTCAGCTTCAGACTTATTTAGTCTACACCTTACTTTATTGCTCATTTACTCGTAGTTTTCTCAAATATATAAATAAAATCGGTCAACAAAAAAAAGAGGACTAAATGTCCTCCTTGTAATTTTTTAAATTTACTCTAAAAGTAGATCTTTTACCTTCAGTTCTTTTGTTTATAATTCTACCGTTATCTCCAAAATCAATAACTTCATCGTACCTAGAGAAAGCCATTATTTCCTGCTTTAGCTTTTCTTTTACCTTTGTGAGTCTAGATATCTCATCGGTACACACTTTATATTCTACTGCTTTATCCCATTCATCTCCGTCTCCTTTTCGAAATGTGTCTTCATAAGAGTTTTTATACTTGTCTTTGTAAAACTCTAAATAAGCCTCATTACCACTAGGTTCAGGTTCTAATTGAGTAATCTGTTGATCAATCTCTAAATCTGTTCCATCGGAGCTTAAAATGTCTCTAGCTTGAGTTACACGATTCCAGAAGATATAAGACTCTTGGACTATCTGCTGACACAATTCTAAATCCATCTCTAGAGGAAGAACATTAAAATCTACTCCTGCTACTAAGTAAGCTATCTCTGAATATGTAATACCAAGAACGATCATCTGAAGGTTTGTCTGACATACGTATCTGTGAGGGATACCTAGTTCGTACTTTTCTGATGCGAATTGTGATACCATTTTTATTTCAAGAGCTGCATCTGATTCTATAACTTCTCCTGTGAAAGGAGATACTTGCCCTCCTGGAATTAAGAAGTCTAAAGATGCTGAAATATGAGGGTAGTTAATATTAATAGCGTAACAAGGGATAGGGACTTTATTTCTAATTTTCTTTCCTGCCGTCCAGTTATCAACCCAACCTTCTTCAGTACCATCCGAAAACTCCCATAGGTCAGATATTCTCTCTTCAAAATGAAGCCCATTAACAGTAAACTTACTAGCGAAAGGAGGGATTGTGTAATCTACCTTACTTCTAAAAAGCTTAACAGGATCACCATATTCATCTAAACCAATTAAGGTTGCTATTTCTGATGAACCAATAGTGTTACGTCTAAAAGTATACCAGTCTTCATTTCTTTTACCGTCTTCTGTGAATTGTGGTATAAAAAAACCATACACTTCTTCTTTAATTTGTTTTGCATACTTAGCATATTCTTCTAAATGTGCTAGTTCGTCAGGGAGTTTACACCCTAACTTATCTGTGCTTAAATCTATCATAAAACTTTTAATTGAGTTCCTAATTCTTTTACATAAGGTGACACTATTCGTGTAAACACCCAATCATCTACTTTAATCTCTATTGCTTTATCATAAGGATGAAAGTTATCAACATACTTAAACATATTTACACAATTCTTAGGAAGAACTATTAACTCTCCTAATAAGCGTTTAGTATTAAATAGGAATGATAACTCCGTCTCTTTGATAAATCTCTTATTTGCTATTACGAAGTGTGTCATATTTAAAAATACGGGCTTCACCTTCTCCCGTTATAAAATGTTATAGGCTTCTTTATAATACTGATAACCAGCTAGTTAGAACGGTAAATCTGAGTTATCATCTTCTTCCTCTACTTGAGGTGTAGGAGCTGGTGCGTCCATGTGACTATCTAAATCTGATGTTGCTTGTTCGAAAGATACTCTAGGTTGTGCTCCTGAGTTACACTGAGGGTTACACATTTCCTTTAATTTATCTAATAGCTTATTGTACTTACGTTGGATTACTTGACCTGTATCAGGATCTTTAATCTCTGTAGTTAAAGCTTTCTGCTCGTCAATAGATAAAGCCCAGTCAGATCTTTCTTCTCCGTTAAGTCTAGTACCTACTCTTTTGTAAGATCTGTCATCTTTAGTTGTAGTGTAGAAGCTTAAATCTATTAAATCAACCTTCTCAGCTCCTGCTAATGTGTTAATGATAGATCTACATAAAGCAGAACCAGTAGAAATCTCAACAGCGTAAACTGCATCATCTACAATCTCTAGTTGTAACATCTCTTTGTCACCATACTTTTCAGAAGTTTGAGTTCTGAATTTAAAAGACTTAAGCTGTCCGCTAATCTTTTTCCACTCTCCTTCTGTTGTCCAATTACCGTCAACTTTGACGTTCTTAGTTAAATAAGGATAAGCGTCTTCTTGTCTCATTCCTTTTAGCTTCAAATATACTTTAGAAGCTTCATTTCCGTTGGATAATCCCATAACGATATATATTAATTTAATTGATTACTTGTTTAATAAGGAGTGTCGTCTTCTTCCTCCTCTATTGATGGTCTGCTTCCTCGAAGTGTGTTACCTTGATTATAATTGTGTACTGCTTGTTGTTCCTCGTTTTCTTCAAATGTGTCGTATACGTGTTCGGATATATTTGGCTCTATAGGTTCTTCTGGAATTTCCTGCCCTAAGATATTAACTTTAGCCCAATTATACAAGGGGTTAACGTCATTTTCGTCCCAAAAACCTAAGAAATTTTTATATCTCTTATATATTAATTTTACAGGGGAATCAACAGGTGTTTGATCACCTCCAGAATATTTTTTCTTGATTTTATCCACGTGAACCAATGTTACATTTTTCATCTCCTCATGCTTGGTGTAGCGATGAGGTAAAAGCATGTCGTCTACTTTCGCCCACCATTTACCTGCTCCTTCAAGTCCAGAGGCTTTTATAGGAGCTGAGTGACCTTTGAAATCCCCTGATTGATGCACATTTCTCATACCGTCTTTTGCAGGGTGCATATTTACAAATAGTGTCACCTTCCTTGATTTACTCCATTTCTTAAATTTATCAGCTACTGCGTAGTGATATTCATGGGAGGAGAGCTTACGATCAATCTCTGAGAAGTCCATTTTAGTAACGGCATTATATGGATCTATAATAAATGTGTCAATCTTTTCCTTAGATAGAATATCATCACATATATCTAAAAGATCTTTGTAAGATAAATCATCATCTAACTCTATGAATTTAAACTCAGAGTTTAAGAATTTTAAACATTTATCAATAGCTATTTTACCATCTTGATCATAAACCTCCTTAATGGTCTTACCCATTAATAGTTGTATCATCTCCATCTTAACCTCCCACATTTCGTTTTCAGGACAGAAGAATACTGTTTTCCACCCATGTAGAACTCTAGCGATTAATTGAAGTAACCACATTAAGGTAGATTTACCAATATTCGGTAACCCTCCAACAATATTAAATTGGTTTCTTTTAAACTTAAAATAAGGATCTAAAGCAGGGTATCCTGTAGTAAGTCCTAATTCTAAATCTCCTTTGGCAAAGCTGTAAATCATTTCCTCTTCTGACTTATCCGCTAAGTATTCATGAGAATTATCTATATCTGCTGGCTCGTCAGGAATCTTAAACTTAGACTCAGGAGTTCTACCATATCCCATTTCTTTTAATTCTCTAGCTGCCATTTTGTGATCTCCACCACAAACAATCATAGCGTAAATAGAGAAAGGGTTGTATGACTTATCCGTGTCGAATATTGTCGATGAAGAGAATACTCTTAATAAATTATACTGTGTATTAAAGTTACCTGAAGGAGTTTTTCTATCGGGTCTGCAAACTGGAATACGAACTCCTTTTTGAGTTTTTATAGTCCAACCTGCTGATTGTAACACACTTTGCCAATTCCCTCTGTCATTATAATCATCCCAAGGCGTCAACCCCTCACTAGCCCAAGGTATATTTGGATTCTCCATAAAGACAGGAGGCATCTCTTCATCTAACATTCTACAACAAGAAAAAATAATATCTCTTTCTTGAGGTGTTATAGTAGGTATATTTGAAAGCTCTCCTTGTTTAATATTATAACCCTCCGTTGGGACTGATACTATATACCCTCCAGAACCCCTCGTTTCTAGCAGGACAACCTTAGTCTCACCTTTCTTCTTCTCTTTCTCTGTCGCTTGTCTAGAAGCTAATTTAACGTTACCACCTATCTTCTCACACTTATAGATAAAGTGATAACCTCCATTAACTGTTTCTGCTACCGTAAGTTTACTATATAACCCAGGAGAGAATAACTCTATCTTATCTATTAATTTATCTACTAAGTGCTTTTCACCTTCTTTCCAAATTTCATTTTTTTGATCAACGTCAATAACCTCCACGTTACCGCTTACTTCTCCACACACTAATCCCACAGCTTCAAATAGATGAGCATTCTCTTCTACGTTAATAAATGTAGACTGGTACTTCTTCCATCCTGATGTATTAGGTACTTTATCTTTTCTTAAAGGGACTATAGATAGCTTCTTCGCTATAAATCCTTTTAGTATCTTCTTTTCAATCATAAATGTGTGACCTTGAGAAAAAGGAGGGCAAAAAGTGGTGGAATAAAGATTTGCCTTTAAACTCCTTTGTTATAATAAATTTCTTTTGCTAGTATTCCACCACTAGTATGAGTGCTAATATAAAATGCTTTTTCGAATTCTGCAACCCTGAGTTAAATATTTTTATACTTCTCTGCAAACTTCTTTAATCCATCTAAATCTTCAGGTAGCACATTTCCATCACTATCTATCCTGTTAATAAACTCCAATAGACCATCACTAAGAAGTATATGTTCCTTTAGTAGTTCTTGTACAGCATTACAGAACTTCATTCTAAATTCTACTTGGTTTTTATGTTTCTTGAAAGCTTTGGGATCTGTTGGCTTAAATACGCCTTTTTCTATAGATCCCAAAGCAGATAGTTTCTGTTCACTTTGTTCTATGATGTAGTTAACACCTTTTTCTATTTTATCTTGTAGGTTCATATTTGAAGTGTGTTAGGTTGAGTTTTAATAGATAACAGTATTGTAAAAACCATTTCGTACCTCAACGGGTGCGCAGGCTCTTTTACAAGGGTGTTGTATTGAATACTATCTATCACTCCACTTTTTGCACTTTATTGTATCAAAGTACATATTTAGAGCTTCGTTTTTTATTTCGTTTGTTAAGGGTATTTCACTTTCTTCTATATTGTTACCCCTAGTTATTATCCTATCATATCTAACCACATCATTATACTTTCTGTGTCTAGTACTTTCTTTTTCAGCAATAAAATATTTATCTAAAAATAGGGTTTCTCTAATTATTGTAAACCTCCAAACCTCTATTCTTAATGCGTTTCTTTGTTTCTTTATTTCAATCATAATTCATTTTTTAATAATCCGTACTCAATACAACACGAGCTAAAACGCAACTCCTTACAGTCGTAGACGTTTAGCTAAAACGTTATAATTAATTATCTCTACTTTGATACAGGTTTAATTTCAACCTGCTCTTTTTGATACCTAACACCCTCGTCAAAAGCCCTTTTCCATAAGTGCCAACTAACAGGGTCTTTCTTTATGCTTTGATTTTCAAATGTTTCTAAACACTTTTTCCTTTGATTCTGTATCTTATCCATTTTTCTAAACACTTTTTCCTTTGATTCTGTATCTTATCCATTTTCTTTATCTGTTAATCCGTTAAAATAACATTGTTTAGTTGTAGCATTATGTTTAATTAGTCCAACTCTAAACTATTAAGATTCCTGTTTTCAATCCCACAGCGCAAAGAATTTTCAATATCACAATGGTATATTACAATTTCATTATCTACCATTATACAGGTATTCCCTGTTAATGCGCTGTTAAACTTATCCATATTAATATTTGGGTAGTCTTTTAATAAAGCATCAATTTCACTTTTAATAAACCCCTCTTTGTTCTTTGTTTTAAAGTTGTAAACCTTTTCTCTAATGTTTTCCATAATAATATTTAACTTCATTTTTTAACAACATCCTCAAGTATAAACCTCTTTAATTCTTCACTAGGACATTCAGCCATGAAATTAGCAAGGTTAGAGTATTTACCTTCCTTATCGTAATTCTTAAACGGAACTATTAAAAGAGTCTTTGTTATACCTAACTTCTTCAATCCCTCGGCTATTTTATTTAAGTCTGAGCGATCATCTGTGATAAAAGACAAGTCTAATGATTTAGTTCCTTTCTTGGCTTTAGCTGTAAGAGTTTTACCTTTAACAACCTTCTCTTTCTTTTCTATAGTCTTTTTCTTGTCAGTAGCGTTATTAACTTCTTCCTTTGAAGCGAAGTTTCCTGCATCTCCAATACCAAAAGTTTTTAATGCTCTGCCGATAGCGGATGTCTCACAATTCTCTACCCAACTAGTCTTGTTAATATCACTAGCTCCCTCTCTTTCCGAAGCGTGTCCTGTTGCAACTACTTCCCCTAAAGAGTTAAGGATCTGAGCTAAGAAGTCTACTTGGTACTTTCCTTCTGATGTTACTATATGGTTTAATAGTCTAGTAACAATCCTGTGATTAGGGTATTTTTCATAAAATACTTTTAATCTAGCTGCTGCTGTGTCGTAATTCTTATCGTAATTATTATATCCCATATTGTTTTTTTATTGCTTGTCTAATTAATTTTGCTACTGACACTCCTTTTTTATCTCCTAGTTTCTTAAGTTTCTGAATTGTGTCACCTTCAAATCTAACTTGAAACCTTACATCTTTAGTCTTCATTTTCTAATCTTAATGTTTCGACCTTACAGAACTTATTTAAATATGCTAACGCTCTTACCTGATCCTCTCTAGTTAGTTTGTAGAACGCATCACAAACTCTAAATATCTCCTCTGAACCATTCTTAACAGTAAAGGACACTTCGTAATCACTCTGCATCTTTTAATTCTTTAGCTTGTTCTTCAGTTACTTTAATTACCTTACCTTCTTTTAAATCAATAAGAAAAGCGTTAAGTTCTATTAACTTTTCAAGATCCAAAGAAGCGATTCCTCTTGATACATCTTCATATAAGTCTTGAATCTGTTGGATTATCTGAATCTCTTCATCCTTTTCGAATAACTTAGCTTCAACTGGTAGAACTTTTCTTTCTAGTTCCTTAATAAATCTGTTACCGAAGTATTTAATTTCCTTTTGCCAGATTTTAGTATCCTTTAAATCATCTAATGACTCTAGAAGGATTACTCCGTTACAAATAAACGTTGTTGCGATTTCTTTAGTAGCTTTGTCCATGTTGGTTCATTCGCCCTAAGTTAGGGGCTGATATTTTTTTGTTCATAATTGTGTCACATTCAGGACACTTTACTTTTGTTGTGTGCGATTGCACTAACTCATCATCCTTAGTGGCTGAACACTTAGGGCATTTATAATCGAATATTGGCATACGAATTTGTTTAGAGTACCAATCTAAAACAAATATTCGTACTGACAAAATAAAATATGAGAATATTCACAACAAGCAGCCGAAAACATAATAAAAATAATGTTTTGGCTGATGACCAATAAAACTAAGGGAGTTAGTGTTATTTAGTTTTCGTTCATCATTTCGTCTATGAAATCTATAATAAACACCTCTAGCATAGTTTCTATTGTCATTCCTTGTCTCCAAACTAATTCATCTTCAAAGTATTGTTCTTCCCATGCTAGGGATTTACCTATTTCATATCTGTACTCTTCCATTAATTGAATCTTTGCCGAGTAATTTAGTAAATTCCTCCTTAATGGATTTAAGTTCGGTATTAATGTCTTGTGATTTATAATGCTCACTAGTATGATCTAGATATTTCTCAGTAAGTTCTTGGTGCTTTGATTTTAAATGTGCGACCCTCTGACCCTTCGATATCACACTATTCAAATAATCCCTAACAGACTTTAAAGAATCTATAGAGGCAATACTAAACTTCTGAGCTGGGAGTTGATTACCTTTAACCCATTGTTCTCCTACTAGTATTGTAATTTTATCGAAATCCTCATTAGTGGTAATAACTGCGTTACCTTCTTTATCTAATATAATTGTTCTCATCTTTCAATTTTTTAAATAACCCCGACTTGTTTAAATTGTATTACAGTGCAATTTAGATAGTTTCGGGGTTTGGTACTTCTCCTAAATATCTCTTTCTGATAATCCTTTCCGTAATGATTTTAAGTGACTAGGCTTGAGCAATTGTATACTGCATTATATAATGCGGAACAGTATACTAACCAGGATATCGTTTTCCAACTACCTCAAGAGTGGTCGTTGCATTTTAACATCACTCCGCTAATATTCTAATAAGGATAAGTGTGATACATCCAATAATTGTATATCTATTTATACATCCTGATATACCACTCTCCTTTGAGTTTTCTTCTTTTAAGCTTTCCTTCACTTGCTAATTTCTTTACTGTTTCGATATTTCTATTAAATGTGTAAGCGTAAGCATCTATTTTGCAATAAACTCCATCTGGGAATGTTATCTTTTCTATGAAGCTATAGTCGTTTTCTTCAGTCATTTTCTTTTATTTGGTGATATAATTCAGGTTCGTATTTCAAAAGTACTCTTTTAAAGTCTGAATTTTGAGTATATCCGAAGTATAAATCATTAATCTTTTTAAAATTATAACCTCTTTTTACGCATTCATTAACTGATAACCTATTTTCTTCTAAGCATGTTCTAACTTTACTATGAAAAGATGATCTTAGCTTACTAAGTAAGTCAGGTCTTTCTTTTCCTAATCTTATTCTAAGCATCTGAGGGCTGCTAAAGTTGAAATAATTATCATTAAGGTATTTAGCACTAGTCCCTTGATTTACTAGAACTTCTATTTCTGATAAATTATTAGATAAGATTTCCTTAAATGTATCTTTAGCTTCTAGTCTAACCTGTAGGTTGTGAGGTATAAAAGGATCTATCCTCAATTCTGAATAATCCTTTTCATTTATTTCTCCTTTTATTTTTAAGAAATGATTATACAAGGAATCTCCTTTCACGTATCTATTATCTGCTTTATGTTGGTCTGCTTCGAATTGTGATACATAATGCAAGTAACTACTTCTGTCGTGATCTGTATGTTTTACTGCCGTGTAGTGATTCTTTACACTTCTTGGCATAAACGTTAGGTCACATATCAAATAGTAAAAAACAACAGCAGGAGCTAATTCTTCTGTTTTCCTAGATTTAGGTATTAAAGAATCTAATTTAAAATATCCCTTAACCCTTTCTGCTAAATTATTAACCTCTTCAGATTCGAAAATCTCTTTTAAAGCTTCAGCCTTGCTTTTTCCTTTTTGAACTAATTCTATTATCTCATTTAACTCTGAGTCCGTATATGTTTTTCTCATTTTAATCTAATTTAATTCCGTATAAATCATCAGTGTGAATGAATACATAATCTTCTCCTTCCACATTTATCTCATAAATCCCATTCTTGTTTACTACAATTATATCACCTGGGGAAACCTCATCTTTAATAAACCTAGAAGGAGTGATAACCTCTAATAAGTCCTCTCTTTTTTGTTTTCTTAGGTGATCAGGTATGATAATAGTAGTAGTCTCGAATACTGTTTTGAATTTCTTACAAATTGTCCATTTATGAATTGGGACAACATCTCCTTCAGGTGTGACTTTGCAATAAGCTCCTGTCACATACTTTGTAATCATATCTCTCCATAATCTCATAAAGAATGTTCCAGTCTCCTTATGTCTTCTTTCAAAATCAATTGCCCTATGATGAAGGTATAATACATCCCCTACTTCTACTTCATCAAGTGTGATATCATCCTTTTTAACAAAACTTGAAAGACCTCTTGGTTTTCCTACCACAATTCCCTTATGTATTAAGTTCCTTACATCAGCAGGGACAACATCTCCTTCATAAGAATTGAATACATTATCTAAGAACAACTCAACTTCTTTATCTCCTACTTTAAAGTTTTTCTTGAGATGACCTTTCAAGTCAATATCTAATTGTAAATAATCTTTTACTAATTTCATTTAACAAACTGTTTTAAATTAGGAGGGAAAAAATTAACTGACTTCATAATCTTACCGTCTTCACGTTTCAATACTTTACCTTCATCTGTCAATTTAGACATGTTCGAAGCGTGGATCTCTGACATGGTTTCCATAAGCATCTCAGGAGTAACTCCATGATTATAACATCTTCCTATCAATAAGTATAATTGATCTCCTAAAGCGTCTAATATCTCTACTAAGTCGTTATTGTTGCAAGCTTCAAGGTATTCGTCTAACTCCTCTTTAGCCATGTCATATTCCAAAGCGTAATCCCTGTAAGGGATATTCCCAAAACTATCATTTGACACTATCCCAAATGCTTTATTAAAATCTTTTCTTTCTCTAAATAATTCTAACATGATTCAAATTCTTTTTTAAATTCTTCTTCATCCATTACATCCATATTGCCTTCTTTGTCTTTTACTAAATAGTTATTGATAAAAGGAACGATAAAAGGAATAGGTAGTTTATCACCACCCATAAAGCTTAAAATCTCTTCTTTGTTCTCTCCTGTATATTGGATTGATTGGAATACTTTTGGTTTTCTTCTTACAAATTTCATATTAATCTTCGTTTAATAGTTTTCTTAATTCTTTTTTAGCTTCATCACTTAAGTCTTTTAACACATCCATAGCTTCTGCCTTCTGTGCGTTTATTCCTAGTATTGCTAGTACAGTAGCAGCAGAATTAGAAATCCCATTATCAAAAGCATCTTCATCCTCTGAGGAGTCATATCTTTCTAATGCCCATTCTTCTACTGTTTTAAGCTTGATCTTCAACTCTTCATTCTCTTTTAACAAGTTTTCATTTACTTTAGAGTTGTCTGTTTTGATAAATGTGTCACCTTCAACCTGAAATCCCCAGTCTAATTTTGGATATTTCTTGGATAATAGTTCGAAGTTAAAATTCTCCGAGTAAACATCACTCCAAAATTCACATCCTTCTTTTGTGTTAACCCATAATGTTAAAGCGTATACACTAATATTAGGATTCTTAAAACTCCCTATTCTGTACTGATTATCTAAAGCCCAAGTTTTTATCGGCTCTGCGAGGTCTTTAATTTTCATAATGTTCCTATTAAAATGTTAATAATTATTACTGTGTAAATTGATATTGCTGTTATGAAGAGTGTCTCTCTCCATTTTTCTTTTATCTCGTCTGTTACTTTCATGTTTTTCGTTTAGTTTAATTTGACACTTAACACTACAAACTGCGTAATCTCCTTCTACCTCAGAGTGACACACTTCGCAATAGTTTGTAGGGAATAAGCTTAATTGTATTTTCATAAATGTGCAATATAGAACTCTTCGTCTCTAATGATTCTTTCTACTACTTTATACCCTAACACTAGTTCTATTGACAAACTTCTCTTAGAACGGCTCTTAGATAGGTTTAATACCTTTCTTACTTTATCTAATTGTGTATGTACTGGTAATAACTTTTTTCCTTTCTTTTTAAATCCGTAAGGAGCATTCTTAGAATATACCTCAAGGTTCATTTTTTTATTCTGGAGTACTGAAGAAGTTCTTTCTGATACAATACCTCTCTCCATTTCGTTAAGCGATAACATAATCGTTAAAAAGAACTTACCAGTTGCTGTATTAGTGTCGATAGTCTCACCTTTCATATCAAGTATTGATATTCCTATATCTTTCTTGTTTAATTCCTCTATAAAGGTTAAGCCATCTACAACCTTACGGGATAACCTGTCTAGTTTCCAACAAACCAATTGATTAATAGATTTAGATTCAATTAATTGTTTAAGTGTTTTTCCTCCTGGCCTGTTAAATATCTTAGATCCTCCTGAAATATCCTCGTCTGTGATAACATCAACAATATTATATCCTTTAGATTTACAGAAGGTCACACATTTAGACTTCTGAAGCTCTAGGGAGTTATCCTGGCGATCAGTTGATACTCTAATATAAATAGCTACTTTCATAATCTCCGCTAATATAAGTTAAAAACAAGTACTGACAAAATTAAAAAGGACAATCTTCTAAATTAACAGGTAAATCATGGTACTCAGTAACTCGGTACGTTTTAGATTTTAGACACTCCTTAGTATACCTCTTGTTATTTATGAGTAGTTTACTTTTATTCTGGTGATAATGAAAGAATAGCTGTTTATACCCATAAGTTCTTAAACCAGACTCGAAAGGTTCTTTCCATATAGCTTTATTTTCATCTATAACAACAGGCAAACCGTCAACCCTCCATTTTATTAAAACTTTCATATTCTGTATATTTCTGTATAAATAAGTTAATAAAAACGGGGTTTTTTAAGCCCCGTATACATTTTAATTGGTTATTACACAGTTGTTAGCGGTAATACTTGCTATTTTTTATTGTGTTCCACTTAATCTCATTTAATAGGTTTTTTTCTGCATATTCATAGCTAGAATGAAACCAAGGTTCTGAAGGTATTCCTGAAA